TGTGTAGTTGTATTGTTTGCTACCCTGTAAGGATAGCATAGTATTTAGTCGGCGTCAACCTCCCTCTGTGCCGCTTGTTCAAGTGTCTCCACCATGGCATCCATGCACTCAGCAAGGTCGCGATACCCAAAGGCATTTGACAAGGCATTAATCCTCGTCTTCATGTCTGCTGCTTCAGCATCTTGTGATGCAGCAAGGCATAGTCTACCATAAAAGGTTTTCTGTTTGTCAATAAGAACCTTACAGTCTTCGATGTGTTCTAATTTTTCATTCATATCCATTCGACCCAGTTGAGAAGTCATAGATGCGACTTCTTGATATGTGTTAAAGATATCTTGTAGATTTTCTTGTACTTGTTCTGATTCAAAAAAGTTGCTCATAGCTTGGTCCTAATAACAGTTAAAATTGTATCCTTATACTCTTGACAATTTATTTTAATAAATGGTTTGTATTTTATTACTCGTTTTCTAACTTCTTTCCAAATAGGATCTGATAATTTTTTATCAAATAGACCAACATATCCTAAACAAGTTTCAAATACAACTAGAGTTTCTAATTTTACCTCTCCTGAAAGATAATACTTTAAGAGAGATGGATGTTTTCCTTCTCGAACTTTGAAAATTTTGTCAAATTTATCTTGATAAGGTGCTTCAAAATCTTCTAACAGAAGATGTACATCCTGTCTAAATTTATAACTAAACGACTCTTGATTTACTTTCCACCTTTCGTAGTTATCAATAGAAAATGATTGAATATATCCTTTGGGGTCATGTATAAAATTTGCGACAAAGTAATCTTGGATAACGTGATCCTCATACTTCGCCGCAAGTTTCTTGAAGAAATAACGATCGCGTCGTTCTTCAAAAGATTTTTCCGAGGCAGATACTTTACCTCTGTATTTTACATAATCATAATTATCTTTAGTGAAGTGCATCTTCAATGCAAGATACATTTTGTACACTTCAAACCCAGTCACAGTGGCAAGACTCCTTTAGATGATTGTTTCATGTAGTTAAGACGTTGCGCTTCATGCCGCAAGCGTTCCTTGAGTGGTTTGGAAATAAGTTTTGGAACAGTTTCAATTTCAATTTCATTCTCTTGACAGTATGTTACTACTGCTTCAACATATGAAATCAAACCATTACTACTCTTCACTAGTCGCTCAATCTCTTGAGAGAATTTGGTGGGAGTTAAAAACTTATCGTTTGTTTGTTCTTTAGGCATTCGTTTTTCCCCTAACAAACTCTTCAATGTAGGACTTGAGTAATTGTAGATAGTCATCAAGATTGTACTTCTCAAATATTTGAATAGTGCCTTCTTCGGTGGCGATAAGTGTGACAATTTTCTTTACCTCTAAACCAGTTCTTTCCAGGAACATTGCTGCATATGCAGTCTCTTGAACAAAATAGTTCTCGATGTAGGATTCCTTTTTTTCTTTAGTTGAAGTTTTAAAATCGATTACTGCCAATTCACCATCAAATTCGGCAATGCAGTCTACTCTACCAGCTAAACCAAGATAATGAGAGTATAAAAAAGTCTCAAGACAATGAATGTTATCAATACGGTTCAGCGTAGACTTGGCTGACTGAAACATTCTAACAGATAATGGATTATTTTCCAAGTACCTATCAAGATCTAGTTGTCCTTTGATATAATCTTCGGTTATTGCATGGAAGGCAGTACCTCTTTGTGTTGCTCTAGCAGTAATTCGATTCGCCTCGTTTTCACCAATTTTATTACGCCACTTTTTGAAGAAGGCTGCACTCTTGAAGGATGTGATTGAGGTTACACTCGGATAATATTTATCCAGACCAGGGATTGGGTAATATCTAGTACCATTTTTTGTTACAGGTTCAACCTCAACACTTTCACTAAGGTTTACATCAATAAAATTAAACATTAAAAACCTAGATTATATTTTGTAAGAAGATATGCTTTAACCAGACCAGAGCGAACGATGTCTTCAATACCAAACTCTACACAACTAAACTCACGCATGTTCTGAAGAATCTTAATGAAGTCTGCAATACCAGACTTCTCATTCTCTTTTACAAGGTCAGTCTGAGTAATGTCACCACATAGCATGATTTTAGAGTCTTCACCAATACGAGTGATCATAGAATCAAGTTCATGGAAGTTTAAGTTACTGAACTCATCTACAATAACAATGCAGTTGTCCATAGTCACTCCACGAATGAAGGAAGTGGACCAGAAAGAAATCGTTTCTTGTGCTCGGAGGTTATCATAGAGCATGTCAAATGAATTATCATCGGGCATACTGAACATATATCTTACCATATTTTTATATGGTATCTGATATAATGCTGACTTATCTTCATGATCTCCAGGAAGGAAACCAATCTCTCTCGTCGGTACGAGAGACCTTACAATGTATATCTTATCATAAGGTGTGTCTTCGTCAAGTACCTGTTGTAGAGCAAGGTAAAGAGTGATAAAAGTTTTACCTGTGCCAGCGGCACCATGAAGTAAAAGATTTTTACCTTCAGAATACTGTTGAAATACAGTCTCTTGATTAGGAGTCAACGGATTGATAGGAACCATATAGGACTTATCAATTGGCTTCTTCCTCCTAATTTGCTTGGCAGTCATGTTGGAAGGGACAGGATTACTTGTAGTATTCCTTTTACGTGCTCTTGGCATATCAAGTAAAGCGACTTAGGTTTGCTCTGGGGTGTGCTTTTTGGACTTTGGACATTACTTCCTTAAATCCATCAGATTGTTTAGGATTGCCATAGGTTGTACCTGCGATCCCAGCGTGCCAATCTTTATCCCAATCAGGGTTATCTTCACGCCATTGCTCATACTCAGCAACGGTGCAGCGAAACTCTTGTTTTTCGCTGGTGACCTTATTTATTACGGAATATAAAGGCATTATGCTTGCTCCTTGTTGAATAGTTTACGACACTTTTTGACTTCTTTGAGTTCGTCCTTGATCATTTGGTAGGCATCCTCAGGAGTAATTCTCCTTGACATCTCCATGGCAATAGTGTATTCAACTCTAGTACCAAAATGTTTGAGTGCTTCCTCAAATGAATTTAGTTCTTCATACATCAGTCAATCCTCAAAGCAGGTTGAATGCAGTTGCACTCGTCAAGATGTTGAGAGCATCCGCAGTCGCCCTCAGGACACCACTCAAGCGCCTCAGAGATGACTGGAAACTGACAGATGAAATGCTGTTGAGCAGCAAGTGCAATCTCTTGGTGCTCCTTCTGGGTGCCATTAGCAGACCTCAGTTGGATATAATGGATCCAATTTCTGAGATTTCCCGTCATGTACATTTTTGTCCCTACGCATAAAGGAAGCACATTTCTTGCACATTCCTTTGCAATACCAGACTCAAGCATATCCTTATACAATTTCATCCCTGCTTCAAAGTGATGTTGCATCAAGATTTCATACTTCTGTCTCAGGAAAGGATCGATATCATCAATACTATTCTGACGATTCTTAGTATCCTGACGACGAAGTTCTGGGATAGCAATTTTATCTGCCAACATAGAACTATCAGCATACCTCTGAGAAAACTCTTGGAATGTGAAAGACCTATGCCTCAGCACTTGAGCTGCAATTGCTCTAGTAGTGCTAATTTCTAGAGTCATAGACGCTTGTTCAAACACAGACCAGTGTCCATGCTTGATACAATACTTCAATAGTCCTGCAATCTTTGGATTCTCCTGATTAGCAGGGTTGCTCACACGAGCAATATATCCAATTGTCTTCTCTGCCTCAGGAGTAACAGAAATCAAACATACTTTAGTCATTCTTATCGATAATAATACGAGCAAGGAGAAATAAACCTAGAGATTTCAAGTATCCAATGGTAGAAAGACCGAAGATACCTGGCATCAACATGTTCCATAATAGCATAATAACCAGAGGTTTGCCAAAGAAAAAGATGACGGCGACAATAGCAGCAACGCCTTCTTCTCTCTGCTTTTTAATCTCTAGTTCTTCTTCATCTTCTTTTTCCTTTTGAACTAATGCCCTTTTATCAAAGTAAATGGTCATTTGCTTTTCTTTTTCTGCTTTTGATTTGGGTCTACCCATAACCTAGGATTAATTCTCCCTTGAGTTTGTGTCATGTTTATGAAATCACTGCGATAGTTATCGTAGTAATGATCAAAGATATCTACTTGTTTTGATGATGATACTATATCAAACTTAGTAATACCATCTTGTAGATATTCAATCAAAAAAGTATTATAAGGAAGACTTTTATCATCTGCTAAAGAGGCATCACATTCAGCATGAAGAATTTTAATACCATTCGACATGTTAAGAGCGACCTCCCCATTCAATGTTTGGGTATGCTTCAGATACTACTGCTTTAGTAATTCTTTTGTAGCTATCATTCAACCTACCATCCTTAACAAGGACTAAAAGTTCTGCTTCATCAGCACAAAGTCCTTCTAGAAGTTGAACAAACATAGATTCTCTCTTCAATGATGGTAAATTATCTTGACCACCCTTGAAGAAACGATATAGACCACGATACTCAGACTCTAGACGAGTATGATCGGTGCCTAAAGGTGCATCATTAGGAGTGTAAGGTACTTCTCCTTCTGGCATCAAAGAAACAATGCTCTCATCGAAGTTGATAATCAACAACTGTCTGAGAGCAGTGGTATTGTGTTTGCGAAGTAGAGAAACTTTTTCTTGCTTCGTTTTTGCATTGGAGACCTTTCTCAAAATCT